AAGAGCCGAAATGCCGGAGATCACGCCGGAGATCACGCTCGAGGCCAAGATCGCAATCGTCGTCCAGCGTTTATCGCTCGCCTGCAAAGCCTCGATGTCTTCTGTGTTGTCCGCAATCCTGGCCCTCATCCCAGCGATCATTTCGGGGTTGCCTGCGATTGCTGTCTTTACCTCCTCGATGCGGGTGCGGGTGCGGTCCTCCGAGGCCGCGATCTCACGAGTGACTTTGAGTTCAAAGGTGGCGAGTGCCAGGTTCAGGCGCTCTTCGCTTACCGTGATGTTTGGCTTTGACGGCACTATGCTCTCCTGTCCAGGAACGGGTGCTTTGCATATCTTTCCCCAATTGAGTTCGGAAAGGTCACTGCCATTAGCGAGTGCAGCTTGCGCCGGTATACGAAGCGCGGGTCAGTCCTGAGCGTGCGCCCCGTCCGCTTCCAGTAGGCCTCGAACGTGCCCCTGGTGATGTCGGCGTCGCCCTTGCCTGAATACGTCGCACCGCCCACCAATCCCACAGGCAGGCCGTTGTATGGCAGCGTCTCCGCCCACTGCCACTTCTCCCAGCCCAGGTCAAAGGTGAGGTAGCCCGCCGGGATTTGGTCGGGCGGCAGGTAATCAATGGGGATGGGCGTGGTCTTGGCGAAGGGATACCCGGCCAGCCACAGCGGGCGTCCGCGCAGGAATTCCAGTTGGTTCTTCGTGGCCTGGCTCAGAAGGGAGGCTCGGCTGTACACGCCGGTGATGCAGTTGAAAGCCAGGTCGGTCATCAGCAGTCGTTGTTCCAGGCTGTCCAATGCCTCCTGTATCGGCACGCTTCGCAGATCCTCGAAGTCCAGGTCCGGTGCGCCATCCTCCGGTTTCAAGCCCCCGGCCCTGTCCATCACGTCCACGAACACATTGTGCTGGCTTTCCGGGGATAGGTTCGGGTAGTGCCAGGAATAGGCCTGCCGGTGATAGCTCCAATACCAGGCCTGCCTCCAATACTCCTGGAACCAGGCGTCCTCGGTTGCGCCGCCGAAGCCGTAGGTGGCGCGCATGATGACGAGGTCAACGCGTGTCAGATTCTTCCAATCAATCGGCCCCTGAAATGCGCTGATGTCTATCGCTGTTCCTGCGGTTCGTTCTGGCATTGGTTCCTCCGGTGGCGGCGCTGCCGCTGTGGGGTATTCGTCTAAAAAGGCCTCGATATACTCGTCCTTCACCCAGGCTTGCTCTTTGACTAAGATGGGGAAGTAACAGCCCTTTATTCCTTTGGGAGCGTAGCCGATATTCCCGTCCCTATCAATCGAGCGGAACTGCACGAAAAGCCAGGGCGTGGTCTGAGGATTGACCAGGTTCGGGTCCGGCGGCCCGTCTTTCAGGCGCAGGGCTTCTATCCTGGTGCTGCCGTTCTTCCGTATCGGGTTCCCGCTCGCGTCCAGCATGATCTTGTGGATATTGTAGGCGCTGGTGATGCCCTCTACCTTTGGCATTATCGCGCTGTCTTTGGGCACGTGGTACTTGGATGACCAGCCCTTGTCGAGGTTGGCGGCCAGGTTTATGTATCCGCCCCCCACCTCCGAGAGCGCATAGATGGCCTCGTAGCGGTTGATGAGCGGGTTCCACATCCATTGCCAGTAGGCGGGGGTTAGCGTGATGCCGTTGCCGCCGCTTACGGCTTCATAGGTGTGCTCCCAGGTGTGCGGGTAGGCCGACCAGCCCTCGCCGCCGGGGAAGCGCTGCGCCCATTCGGGGCATTGGTGGCGCGAGACGCTGACGACCGTCCCATCCTTACACTTGAACCTCCCCGCGTCCACGCCCATGCGAATGTATTTAGACACTTGTGTGTTTGCGCTCCTGTGCTATAATAGAAGTGGCGCAGCGCTTTGGACGCCCGCCACACGGCTCAACAAAGGAGATGTCGAGCATGAGTAAATATACCAGAATAATCCTTGCGATGTTCATCTTGGCTGTTTCGCTGCGGGTTTCCCCCATCCCGCGGCAAAGCGAAACCTGTCCTGTAGATTGCGTAGTGACCACCTTCCCTTCTTGGGAGGTTGCATACGCGGAAGAGGATGGCAGTTTCATGTTCCTGTTCTTCGCCGGATGCTTGCCCTGGAAATCGTGCGCCATAAATGAACCTACCGATTGGTGGATTGGCGGGTATTAACGTAGCCTGAGAACCCTAAATTGGGGGATGTCAATAGCTAAGTCTCCTCCGCTTGTCTGCTTCAACTGTACTCGCACTCGTCTATATTTATCATCCACAACATGATAGATGAGAGCGGAGTTTAGAGTAGTTTTGCCACTGTTCTCTGCGCGCAGGCGCTCAGTGTAGTAGGAGGCCTCCCAAGTGCTGGTATCTCTATTGTAAAGTTGCCATCTCAACTCTCTATCCCCTACTGAACTCACGGCAAAGTCCACAGTGAAATTCCATAGGTACAGACTTTCGTTGGGCACGGACTCGAATTCAATGTATGAGAAGTTCGTTTCGTCTACTCTCAACCCAAGCCGTTGCACCGTCCCCGACATGTCTTGAATCGTCGTGTCCGTGTTATTCGTGAGCGTCGCATGGGGAGCAGACAAGCTACTCAATATGGCCGCCTCATGTGGCAGCCGCCGAAACTCTCCCGCCTCCGCAAAAATACTATCGAACTTCGCCTCTTTCCCCCCAATCCTCCCCAGCGTCCTCTCCCAGCCGTTCAACTGCTCGGCCAGCCGCTCCACCTCCTGCTTCGTCGCCGTCCCCTCGATCACCTTCAACAGCAAATCGCCCAGCATCAGCCGCTCCACTTCTGGTACGATTGCTGTGTTTCGTACTCGAACGCCCACACCCACACCAGCCCCGCCACAGTCCCCAGGATCTTCACCACGTAAATCTTCCCAGGGGCGAACGCGGAGAATGTTTTCAGCGTCAACACCTTCCCGCTTATGCTCTGTGTTCCGGTCGAATACACGGTGGCGGTCACGTCCTTCGTCCCCAGGTAGGCGGTCACGGTCACGCTGGACACGGTGTCGTCGAAGGTGACGGTGCGCCCCACGTCCTGCGCGCCCTCCCTGATCTTTATCCGTCTCGGGTCAAGCCAAATGTATTCCAGTTCAGCCATCAGGGCTCCTTGCCCGCATCCTGCGCGGCGGCGTCTTGGCGGTCATGTCGGTCTCCGGCGAGCGGGCGCGCATGTTCCTAGGCGGCATACGCGCTGTCATTATATCAATGGGTCGTGAGTAGAAGCTGGGCGCGGGGAAGGTGAGTGTCTTCGCCAGCGCGGGCGGGAGTGCTACCAAGATCTCGACCAACGTGGGCGCGGGGAAGGTGAGCGCCAGGCTCTTTGCAGACGCTCCGGCTTCGTGCAGGACGGTGGGCGCGTTCTCGTTGGCGTTCAGCGCAAGGGCGGGAGGGCTGGCCGTTGTGCCCTCAGAGTCAATAGCGACCACCTCTTCCGAGTTTACCACGCTCCCCGTCCAGGTGAAGTTCATCGAGGCCGCCCCCGCTGGCGTCACCACCGCGTCCTTCTCCCCGGCCATTTCCTCTACGTTCCCTTGTGTTTGCGATGAAATGGCGGTCTGGCCGCTGCCCACTGCAACGTTGGTCGCTGCTGCAGAGAGAGCCAGTAAGCTGTAAAGCTGGCATCTGTCTACTGTGGTGGTGACGCTGACCGACCTCGATGTTCCCGTCCCCGCCGAGCCGTTGCCCGTGTTCATCGGCGAGGTCTGGTTCACGTTTTGCAGAGGTATGGCGACGCAGATGTGGTCGTCGGTCGCTCCCTGGAAGGTCCAGCTAAGCGTGTTTGCGCCCGAGGCCGGGTTTACCAGATACCAGACTTCGGTTTCGCCGTCATTTCCCGCAAACTGGCGGCCTTGGTAGCGCGTTAGGGCTGCTCCTGCGTAGGTGATGGCGGTGATATTCATATCGGCAGGGTTCGCAGCGTCCACGAGCGCGAAAAACACCAGCAGAAGGCGGTTCGTGCCGTTGCAGGTCACGCTCACCGAATCGCTGGAAGCGCCAGACCCCTTTTTGTTGACGACCGTTCCTTTTACTACGTCAGCCATTCAACAACCTAACGGATGTAGGCAATCCCATCTGCGTGCCATTGAATTGTGAAATTGTTCCCGCCCGGGTTCTGGTTTGCGCCAAAGTCGATGTAGGCGATAAGCGGAGAGGTCGCGGCTGCGCCGGTGTCCTTGTAGATGATGCCGTATCGAAACGCCGCCGAGGGCGTCAGCGCCGTCCAGGTCACGTCCGCGCCATCGAAGGTCGCGCCGTTGTTCACATCGTCCTGGGTCACGGTCTTCGAGCCAATCGCCGCGCCGCCCGCGGTGTAGTTGCCCGTAGCCGCCAGTTCGTTGGTGATGTCGTCGAAGAAGTCGTGAGTGTCCTGGTTTGGTACGTAAGTAGACGTAACCAGGGCGACCTTGATGGTGTCGGTGTCCAGGTCGATCGCATTTCCGTTCAGTTGGCGGGTGATGAAGCTGTTGTAGTGGGTAATCGTTGCGACCATATCGTTCTCCTAGTATCTTCCAATCACTTGCAGGAACAGCCTGTCGGAGGCCTCCTGCGTGGACAGCAGGTCGGTGGTCACGCTGCCAGGGCTTCTTTGCGGAACCTCGGCGGGTTCCGCCACGATGCCGTATTCTCTCAGCAGCAGGTAGGCGGTCTGCCTTCGCTCGAAGGCGTCCCGGTTCGGGTCATGCCAGTATACCCCGTCGATGTGCGTCCAGAGCGCCACAGGCCGAGCCATAAAAAGAAAGTCCAATATCTGCCCGCCCCTGCGCTGGCTTCCGCCGCCGAGTGGGAGCTGGTAATGGAAGCGCCCCGCCCAGCCCAGAGACCAGGCCGAGTTAGCCCAAAACCATTCCTCGCGGCTGTCGGCCTGGATGCCGTTGATGAAGCCCAGAGGCTCTTTCTCGCCGCTCTCCACCCTCGGCATCGCCGTTCGTTTCAAGCGCATGGGATAGCTGCCAATGCTAGGGGGCATCGCCCACCTCGATCAGGGTTAATTGCACGTAGTAGCCCTCCCTCTCCGGTCTCTGGCTCACATCCGTGTCCCCGCTCTTGGGTTCGAGCAGCATGGGCTGGTAGGCCACGCCGTCTATGATGTACAGCTTCTCGTCCACCAGCGGGTTTTGCGCCTTGCTCCCCACCACCCAGCGTCCCTTGTTGCTCTCCCACCTCTTCAGAGTAGCAAGCTCCTCGGCGATGGATTGGATGTCGAAGTCTCCCTGCAAGTCCATGCGGTCGGTCACGAGTTGGCCGGTGAAGGACAACAGGTGTTTCACCGGACTCTTGCCAATGCTCTCCATCACGTAGGCGCGCACCACCGGCGCAACGCTGGCGTCGTTGGTCAGCAGGCGCAGCCGAAATTGGATCTGTCTCGAAATCGTCCTGCCCGCCTCGCCGATGAATTTGTCTTGTATCGGGCCTTCGTCGAAGGGCTGCTCGATGTTCTCCCAATCCGTGTCCTCATCCAGGCGGTAGTCCAGGAAGACCTCCTGTGCTCCGCTGCTCAGGCTCTCGGAGTACAGTTTCATCTCGTTCCACAACTTAGGAACGTCGAATAGGTTGGTCGAGAACTTTCCGGTGATGAGGTGGCTTTCGTGGGTGAAGCGAAGCTCGGCGTCCTCCAGCATGTTCAGGGTCTCGGAGGGCATGTGCAGATAGAGCACATCGCTGCCCTGCGAAATCCACAGTCTGTCCGGTGTAGGACCCGGAATGGCTTGGTAGTACAAATTCCTTATGCGCAGACCCGGCTGCGGGGCGCGGTAGAGTTCGTGCCAGCCCCCCTGATTGTAGATGAGTATCGAGGAGTAGTTGTCCACTCCCCCGTCCACTGCCGCAATCAGCAGTTCGGGGTAGCCCAGCAGTTTCACGATTGGCCCCTGTCGGTCGCTGGGCAGGCCCTCTCCTCCCATCGGCCCGCGCTGATCCAGGTTGTCGCTGTAGTAGCGCGCCAGGTCGTTCAAGAGCGAGAACCAGAGATAGGTCTTCCAGGCCGCGCTTGCCCGCCCGTTCTTCGGGCTGGCTACCACGTCCAGTTCCGGGATCGCCATCGGCTTGGCCTTCTCGTCTACGATGGTATATGGCCGGTTCTCTTTGAAAACGATGAGCTGCTCCGGGACCCCCCAGAACTGGAAGCCGGTGATGCGGGGATCGCTGTGCCCGATCTTGATGTCTGTTCCGAAGCTGAGGTCGGTGGCAAAAGTGTCGGTCACATCAGCGTAACTGACTGCCGGATTCTGGACTCCGCTGTCATTCAGATTGCGTATGCGTACAACTTTCTCCAAGTTCCCATAGGTATCGAGTTGGTTGGCTAAGAAGAGCGCCTTGGCGGTTTCGGCATCGAAAGCCTCGGTGTAAGTCCCGGCGTTGTTATAAAACCGCGCCTTCCTGATGACGGTCTCGTCCCCCTGTGCCATGTAGACGAAGTTCATCACCGGCAGTACCGAGGTCACAGGCTTGGCCAAACCCGTAGTACTCACCTCCACGAAAACGTCCGTCCCCAGGATGTTGTAGATCGTGCCCGTCGTATGCTCGATCTTCCAAGCCGGATCAACGGTAGCCTCCCCCGACGCGCTGGCGGTGATCTCGCGCCACGGCGGGTCTTCGGTCGAGCCGGGCCCAAAGTAAAGCTCGGCTATCGCGCCCAGGATGGCGTCCGCCGCCCAGCCCGTTTGCGTGCTGTCCTTGAGCTTGGTCAGCGCGCCGGTGTTGGCGTCGGCCACGCCCTGATAGCCGTTGCGATACAGCTTGCCCGCGCCGTCATCGTCCGGCTTCGTGGCGAAGTAGAAGCCTCCAATGGTCTTGAAGAACTGCGCTACGAAGTCGTCGTCCGCGTCCAGCACGCGGTAGTAGATGTCGTAGGCCGATGTGCTCCAAGCGCTGCCGTCCGGCGAGGTCTTGGCCGTCGTACCCGTGGTGTCCACCCCTACTTCCCAGCAGTTCTCGGGGCTGTCGTTGGCGTCTGCGGTGATGACGATCCAGTATTTTGTACCACTTACGAGCGCCTCGGAAAGCGTGGTGAAAATGTGCAGCACGCTCACCAGTTCTTCGTAGCTGCTGGCCGCCAGCGTCTCGGCGTCGATGTCCGCCCCCGTTGGGCTTCCGGCGCTGTCCGCCCTCAGAGCCACGGTCAGGTCGCTGGGGTCTCCTCTGAACCTGAGCCACAGCCAGATTTGCTCGGCGGTGTAGTTGGCCGAGGGCGTGAAAGGCATGGCGAAGAAGCGCGTGTGCGGGCTGGTGTCGTGAATGGGCTTCCAGTTCACGTTGCCCGGCATAAGCTGATTGCCGTTCCGGTAGCCCGTGCAGTAGTGCTCCTGCGGCGCGGGGAAGAGTTTGCCCCCCTGCCAGGTGTTCAGGCGGAAGCTGTCCGCGAAGCGGGTGCGGTCATCCTCGGCGTATTTGAGCGCCCGTCCACCGGCGAATTCATCCCTGGCCGTCGCGCCGAAGGGAGGTTCGCGGTCGTCGTAGCGGCTCTGGCCTGAGGTGATTTGTACTGCCGTTTCAGGGATGGGGGAAATGGAAATGGCAAGCGGGTCGATCCGCGCCCTCGAGTTTATGTAGTTGAACCACAGCGAGCTGTCGCCGTCTGAAAGCCTGATGTGTCCTTGGGCGTTGAGGGAAAGAGGCATGTCACCAGCGAATGTTGTGCGGGTCGGGAGGCAGTTGCCCGCCTCGTTCGGGCAGCATCATGCGGCTGGGATCACGCTGAGGCTGTTCGAGCACGTACTTCTCGAATTCCAACCGCAGTCTATCATAGCGGATTTGCAAGTCCTCGATCAGGTCCTCGTAGATGTTCTGCTGCCCGCGCTGCTTGCGGCTTCGCAGCAGTCTGAGCGCCACGTCCACGGAGAAAAGTTCTAGGGCTATCTGGTCGTCAAGCGTGTCGCTGGCGTTATACATTGCAGCCTGGTTCGCCACGTGAATGAGTTCGATAGTCCTGCTGGCTGGCGGGTATTGCCGGAAAATGATTTCTGTGGGCGTCTCCTCCCAATAAGGCCAGGGCGTCTTGCCTCCCCCGCTCGTGTCTTGCAAAACAATCTGCCGAATATCAACAACTCCAGTAGGGATGGTGTAGTTTTTCGTGTTGGTGCTTGTGCTCAAGGATGTGTCGGTCTTGACGATCTTGTATTCCTGCCGCGCCTTATTTGCCTGGGCGATGATCTCCTGCAAAGCAAAGCGGTCACTTGCCACGAAGTAGCGGTCGTTGGCCGCCACTGCAATGGTGAGTAATGGGCTTACCGTGATGGTCTTGCTGTCCTGGTCGAAGTCGGATACCTCGGAGTATTCTCCCTCGGGCGCAGCGGCAGCGCCGCCAGCGTCGTAGAGGATGCCCGCCGTGCCGCCGTTGTAGTAATCGTCCTCCTTGCTGGCAAATTCCTTGTTGCCGGTCGCGCCGGTGTCCACGATGGTCGAAGTCGAGCCGCCCGTGGCTTTTCCCTCGATGGCTTCCCCAAGTTCCAAGAGGACGTTGTGAACAACGTTGAAAAGCGTCGCCACAAGTTAGCCCAGCACTTCCGCAAGGCTCAGCCCAACCTGTTCGGCGGCCAGCGGGTCTTCCCGCAGCTGCGCCAGGTCGGAGGCTTTCAACTCCCTCACGTCGTAGCCGAAATCGGCGACCAGGGTGCGTAGAAGCTGCTGTTGGGCGTCGTAGCCCTCCCACTCCTGAAGCGCCGCGTGGAACTTGTCCTTGCGCGCCATGTACTGTTCATTTGATTCCTCCTTGGTCATAGGAGCAAGGGTAGGGCGCGCGCCTTTGGGCGGACGCACAATTGGAAGGAAGGCGCGTCCGGCGTAGATGCGCACGCCGGAGGTCACAGTTGTGACGGGGTTTGGCGTGAGCACCAGGTAGCCCTCCTGCATCGTCCCGCCAAGCTGTGCTTTCAAAGCATCCTGCGCATCGTTCAGTTCCTTTTCCTTCTGGATGAGCAGTTGCTGCAGGCGCTCGTTTTCCTCTGCCAGTTGTGCTTTTGTGAGATCGGTGAGTTTAGTCATTTCACGCTCCTAGGACGGTTCGTTTTTGGTTTTCCTTCTCGGTCTTTCTTTTCTCAGCCTGGCTCAGGCGATATTGGTCGTCTCGCCTCCGCTGGCCGCTGCGTTCGTATTTCTCCATGCTCTTTTGCCAGCCGGGTTCTATGATGGTTTCATACATCACGTCCCAGGGATTGCGCGTTACCTTCGGTACGTTGGGAGCCACCCGGTAAATGCGTTGCATCAAGCGCCCACACAGCGCGCACTTCAAATGCTGAGGAGGGCCGGTCTTGATAGACCGGACGGTGTCGAGAGAGTTCCCACAGTCACAGGCGAAGCTATACTGCGGCATCTTTCTCCATTCTTCTGACAGTTACTTCATCCAATTTGCCATTCACAGGCTCTATTAGTTCGTGCTCCAAGTCCACAGGAACGACCGTCATTTCAAGTTCCAACCTCGCCTCCTGAAGGTCGCACAAGGCGATGACTTGCTCACAAGCCTGCATCGCGCCGTCGTAGGAATACATCAGGTTGAGAGCTTCCACGGCCTTTTGATAACTTTTCTTGTCCAGTTTACCTTCGTATGTCCCAAACAGAACATTGGCCTCGCCCAGCCAGGTGGCCTTTTGCATGGCGTAGGCTCGATAGTATGTCTCCGCCGTTTGCCGAGTGGTCAGTTTCCCCAGGCTCATGAGTTTCTCGCAGGCTTGCCGCGCCCCGCCGTATAAGTTCTGCCAGGCCAGGGCATTCACTTGGGCAATCCCGTCTTTTGCCACTGCATTCACTCGGGCCTTCGCCTCGTACTTGCTAAAGGCTTCCAGTAGAGGCTGCATCTGGCTGTGAGGGAGCATTTGCCCGGCTTCGTAGCCATACAGTTTCGCCCGCAGCAGCGCGGAGCGCTTGTGCAAAACAACATCTATTCCGCGTCCCTCGGCAACGCCGAGCATGTGGCTCATGCCCTCGCGCTGATACCGATATTCCGAGCCAGAAGCCATCTCGATTCCATAAATTTCAATTTGACCAAATCCCTCGTGTATTGCAAGCGCCACCATCTGTTCTGCTGTGCTGGTGAGGAATTTATTTCTTTCCGCACCGCGCCAGCAATGCCTGAAGATGTCTTTTAGGATTTCCTCGATGGGATAGTGCACGCCGGAGGGAATTTCCTTTCGCTCCTCCAGCACGTAAATGGGGAAAGGATGTTCCTCGCCCAGCCAATCTCTGTACTTCTCGTTGTCTCTCACGTTCTGAGAAAGAAGGTGCTCCTCGTAGCTGTGCATTTCAAAGAGTCTGTCCACCCCCGGTAGATTTAGTGGATTGTGAGGCATCGCGCCCTGGTTCATCGTCCAGAACTCGTCCGCCTTGGAATATTTCGCATCGGGGAAAGTGCTGTTGGCAAAGCCCACAAGAGCAACGGCGCGGCCTCGGTTTATCATCCGTCTGATGATTAGCGGCAATCTCATAATGATTCCAGAAGGGCGGGGTGATTTCGCGCCCCGCCCTCAGTGGTTATTAGCCCCAGTTGGGTTTGCGGGACCAGTCGTAGGCAGCGTCAACGATTTCAACAGTGACGCGACCGAAGTTCGGTGCGGACGACGTCTCTCCAGCAGTAACGTCGAGGAGGACCTCCACGTACTTCTTAGGCGGCAAGAACACAAAGGGGACGAAATGCGCCCCCGCCGCAGTAATCTGCTCGTGAGCAGAGACGCGTTCGCTGGAGTCTGGGTTGCTCGAACTGCTGGCTCTTACCGTGATGTCCAGCTTATCCACGCCAGTTCCACCATGCGCGGTCACGGAAGGCACGACCACCTTCAGGGCAAGCCCGCGCAGGGGCGTCCCGCCAGGGATCAGCTTTGCGCTTATCGTTGCGTCAGCCGTCAGAACAGCCACCGAACTGGAGCGCAAAACAAGAGCATTATCGGAAATCATGTTATTTCTCCTTTACGTCCAGCTGGCGGGGGTTTCGATGTTCTTCAGCCGAGTGGGGCCATAGCTTCCGAACGTCGCCAACCCAACGAACCAGTCCACGAGGATCTGCCGAAGCACCAGGCCGTCCTTGTATCCCTCCTCGATGTCCGGCTCCGCAAGCTGGATTCCGAACACGCCGTCCTCCAGATTGACGGGGACGAAGTAGACGCTGGTGGCGTCGTTGCCCCCGTCGCCGGGGTCTTCGGTCAGTGTGATGATCTCGGTGGTCTGGTCTTTCTTGAGGCCGATGTCCACGATCCTCGCGCCTTTGTAGGTGAGCACCTCGCGCTCGAAGAAATCCGTTGCGGTATCGAACAGAGGGCCACCACTGGCTCCCAGGTAGCGGAGCACGCGGCCATAGCCCCACATCATCTTCTCGTTGCAGATGATCATCTGGAAGTCGTTGTCGTTGGCGGCGTAGGCCGCTTCCTCCCACTTATCCAGGAACTTGCGGGCGTTGGCTGCCGAGGCGGTCGGGTCGAGGATGTCGGTTGATCCAGAGGCGCTCACGGTCTGGCGGCTGGGCATGTTCGAGATGCGTTTCTTCAACCCCTCGAACCCGTCCTCATCCACGGCCAGGTCGCCGTTGATGAAGTAGTCGTTGAACGTGAGCATGATGCTCTTGGTCTTTTGCAAGACCTGGTCAACGCGGGGATCGACGATGGGATTGCGCACTTTCTCGTACACGCGGTCGATTTCGATCAGGCCGCCCAGGGCATACAGGCTTTCCCACACCTCGTCGTACGAACCTTCACTCGCTGTGTATGTGGCTCCCAGCTTGCGGAAGGCCGCCGATGGCAGCGTGTTCCAGCGCACCTGTACCGTGGAGAGGGTGTCGGTGTTCTCATACTGCATGAGTTCCATAATTGCGGACTCGCGCAGCATGTTGGTGATCACCATCTTGCGCTTTGGATCAGTTTGGATTTTTGCGTAGTCTGCCAAACTGAATGGCATGTTGTCTTCTCCTTGCCGCTACGCTATTTTTTCTCCTGAGAGAAGGCCATCTTGCCCAGCGTATGCGGATCAGTGATGTTCTCGATTTGGTTGGTCTCGCCTCCACCGCCTCCCGGATTCTGGCCGATGCTGGCCGCGTCGGGGCTGGGCTTGGTCAAGACCTCTGCCAGCTTCTGCCCCGCAAAAGGAATGACCTCGCTTGCGTCTTTGAAGACGCCTTTTTTGATCTCGGCGGCCACCTTCGCACGGGTTTCTTCCGGCAGTTTGGAGAGGACAGAACTCGCCACTTTCAGGGCATCCTCGCCGGTCAACATGCCACTGTCAATCCAGTCGGATTCAGCAACGTCAGGCTGTTCGTGTCCGCCTTTTAGCCTCGCAATCTCGGCGTCGCGCATGATCTCGCGCTTCGCCTGCTCAGGCTTCAAACCTTCGGCGATCAGCTTGTCGTACTGCTCGATGACCGATACCTCATTGAGGCGCTGGTCAAGACGTTCGACGTCTTTCTTGATCCTGCTGGTTTCTTTATTGCTGTGTTTCTGCACCAGCTTCTCAACTTGCGCCTCGAGGATTTCGGTCAAACGATCCTCTGTAAGCGGCTGCGAAGTCGAGCTGGTCCCGCCCTGCTCCTGAGACTGAGGGGTTGGCGTTCCCTCCGAACCAGGCCTGGCGGCGCTCTCCGTTTGCTCGCTCATCCTTTATCTCCTATTCAATTGTGGATTTAGCATAGCACAAAGTAAGTTTCATTGCAATACCAGCACCATGCTCAATTCTTCTAGCAAGCTGTCGATGTCAATCCCGAGGGCCTCCGCAATCTCCTGCAAAGCCTCCAAAACCTGGGGCGCAAGCCTGCCTCCCTGGACGTAATCCGTGACCTGATTGACCAGTTCATAGCCTCCGACAAAGTAGAGGCGAGACAGGATTTCCTCGGTGGAGAGGGAGGGCGCAAGCGATTCCGCGGAAGCGCCGGTGAGTGACTGCCCGCCAAGCTCCTCCAACCAACCGGAGAGGGTTTCGATGTCTATGGCGTTGTAGTTCCTGGTGTCGCGGTCGAGGAACTTGCTCACGAACTCATCCCCGAAAGCCTCCCTCACGCTGCGTTTGTCCACCGAGGAGAGGTTCATATAGATGTCCCATATCGAGCCAACCGTGAGGTCGCGTATCTCCTTATCCGGGTCGTCGTTGAGATAGGGAATCGTCTTCGGGTTGCGGCGCATGAAATCGTCGCGCCACGCCCAATAATCTTTCAGGGCCGGGTTTTCCTGTAGGAATTCGTCCCTCTTCTCGCCTTCGGGGAGGGCGAAGTAATCCTGCTGCAATTGGAACCAGTCGGGGAAATCAAGGCTGCGGCGGTCGTAGAAAGCCTGCGTGAGGTTCGCAATCTCAGGCGGCGCGAGTTCGATGGGGACGGCGTCCTCGCCCAGGCTGCCAATAGGCTGTCCTCCCAGCATCTTCAGCCAGCCCGACAGTTTCTCGACGGGGATGGAGTCGGTGTTGCGCGTATCCTTATCGAGGAACTTGGTCTGGAACTCCTCGCCCAGGGCCTCGCGGGCAATCCTCTTGTCCACCGATGAGAGATTATTATAGGCATCCCACAGCAGGTCAACGGTGAACCTCTGCATCTGCTCCTCGGGTTCTTTCCCGATTGCCAGCCGCGTGAGGTAGTCCGGGTTCTCATCGAAGAAGGTTGTGGCGGCATCCACGTTGCCCGCATCCCAGGCTCGCATGGCGGCCTCGAACTCGTCCTTCTTCGCCCTCAATGCCTTCTCACCTTCAGGGTAAGGAAGCGTGGGCAAGCCCACCATGCGCAGCAGCGTGGAGAAGCCCTGCTGCTTGTTCACGCGGTCGAGCGCATACAGATACCACTCGCCCTCCTCCTCGATCATGGCGCGTATGGCGGTGTCGGAGTCAATGATGCCCTCGGCGGTCATGTTGGACAATTCGCGGCGCACACGGTAACGTTCAAACTCGTCAAAGTATGGCAGTCCGATGCTCTCGCGCATGTTGCCCCATTTGTCCACTCCCTCCGCTCCCACCTTGATTCCCAACAGTCCGGCCACCCCTTTTAGCGTGCGCGTAAACGGCAATGGGCCAATGCGCTCCGGCCTGCCTTTGAGGATGTTCCAGGCGATCTGATAGGGCAGGTGCGCGCTGGTGCTCATGCTCATAAAGTCCATGACGTCGTATTGCTGCGTGCTGTCCTGGTCGAGTACGATGCCTTTGGCGCGGTCGTAGAGCGCGGGGTCATTCCCAGATAGTGCGTTGGCGTATTGCTGCTGGGTGATTGCACCGGACTCGACCATCTGCCCCAGCGTGACCCCGATGCGGTACTGCATGCTCTCGTTCTCCCGCATCAGGTTCACGTAGGGGTCGAAGAATTGCTCAAACGGCAGGCCGAACATGCGCCCCGGGTCCAACCAGATTTCCCCGAATTCCTCGGGTACGAAGGGCAGGCTGATCTTTACCCGCCCCCGCAGGCGGCTGGGGAAATTCTCTTTGTCTCCCACGACCTCGTTGAGAAACCTTTCCATCTTGAAATAGGTGGAAAGCATCGCCGGTCTGTCCACCGAATTGACCAGCCAGGAGGCAATCGAGTGTGTCCACCAGTAGGGGAAGGGAGCGGCATAGCCCATCGCCACGTCGAAGCCGTATTGCCTGCTGTAGTTGAGCATCACGCCATCCGCCATCTTCTCGGACAACCTGGAGGAAACGAGTTGGGCGTTGCGCAGTTCTCCGGTGGCGCGGTTGAGGTAGCGGTCAAGCTGCGCTTGTGTAGCGGCGGGCAATTTTGCAATGCTGGTTGGCTTCTCGTCCAGCATTGCCAGTAGGCGGCGCTCGACCTCGTCCACCATCGGCGCGGTGAACTCGAACCACACCTCGTCTATTCCCGCCTGCCGCGCCTCGATGCGCCCCACCAGGCTGTCGAAATCGGCCATGAAAGGTTCTGTGTCTTTGATAGGCTGCACGGGTGGCTTGCGCGCTCCCATGTCTGTCGCCTTCCCCAAAAATTTTCTGCGTTGAACACGATCCAAAACTGTTTGAAAATGGCTACGAATATCAGAAATCTGTTGTGAGGCTAATTTAAGTAGTTGGGGGTCTGCCCCAGCCTTGTTGAGCTTCGCAAGAGTTTCACTAAGATTGTTGATTAGTTGATTGAGGCGTTCATTTTCACTCGGTAAGCCATGTTCTAATAGTAATTCGGAGGCTCGACGAAATTCTTCTCCCTTCAAACTCTCAATGCCCTTACGAGCAATCTGAATATCAGCTTGTTTTATGGCATCAACAAAGTTATCCATTTCCCCCGCCCTAGAAAGCGGCACCAGGGAAACGCCCTCCTCACCAATCTCGTCCATCACCTTCCAGAAATCCTCGGGCAACCCGCCGTCCGCCAGTTCGCGGAAGGCGATCCTGCGCAGCTCCCCGAATATCGAGTAGCCCGTATCTCCCTCGCCGCGCACGAGTATGTTCAGCGCCTCTTCCACGGCGGCCTTGCCGCGCAGCACAGTCCCGTCCGCCAATCGCAGGTAGGGGTTGAGTTCGCTGTACCAATACGGGTAGCTAGACGAGATGCCACTTACCTCCGACAAGCCACCCCGTCCAGCCACGTCGTAATCCATGATCCTCCGCCCTGGCTTGGCGATGGTCATATCACTCATCATTTCTTCGATCTGGAATTGCAAGGCTGTTCTCAAATCGGGCGGCAGTTCGGAGACAGGCGTATCGGCAAACCCGAGTTCGGCCTGCCGGAAGATGTCGCTCTGCTGCACGGGGTCAAGCTTACGCAGGGACAATCTCTCGGCCTGCTCCACGGCTTCGGCAGCCCTGGCCTGAAACAGAGGCAAGTCCTGAACCTGTGAGAACATGCGCAGCGCCTCGGGGTCTCCGGCCACCATGCGCCGGCCCGCGTTTTCGAGCAGGTTGATGTTGGCCCACACGCGGCGGCGTGCGAAGTTGTAGTCCCTCCACATCGCCGCCTGCTCCGCTCTCGGAACGCCCGCAAGCACGCCGCGGAAATCGGCCATGCTCTCCATGTCTGCGATGCGCATGCGCCGGATGGTGCTGCGCCACATGCTCACCTGCGAGCGCAGGCGCGGGTCACGGAAGCTGTTCACCACCACCGTGTCCATCTTCAGGTAGGCGCGCTCGGTTGTCTCGATGAGGTTCTGGTATTCCTTCGTCAAAATCTCGCGGATCTCGTCCCCGCGGGCAAACCTCGAAAAGTCATCGGGGAATTTTTTGGCTACGATGTCCTCGAAGAAGTCGTCCCACAGTTTGTTGCGCTTGGTGATGAAATCGCCGGTGGTCTTTTTCAGCGAGCGAAAACCGTCGGTGAAGTCCTGAGTGAGCTTTGCCCCGCGCCCCTTCAAGCCATCGGCAATGCCCTTGAACGCCGCTTCCTGGAATTGCCAGGTTCTACGCCAGGCGATGTCGCTGTCCCCCAGGATGCCCTTCCACGCGCTGTTGCGCAGGGCCGCGTTCTCGATGTCCAGGATTTTCGGCACCTGCTCGTCGAGGCGCATGGTGTGCGCCACCTGGCGGGCGAAGATGGAATCGGCCACCTCGCCATACACCATCGCCACGCCGTGAATGCCTTCGGTCTCGATCTTGGCCGCGTACTCGGCGGCGCGGTATTCGAGTTCCCTGACGTAAGCCGCCTCCAGTCCATCCTGAAAGGTGCGCTTCATGTCGCTGATGCCGGAGGAAATGCGTTCGGCGGTGGGGTTCAACTTGATGTCGTCCACCACACGCCGCAATCCCTCCAGCACCTCCTCGCCCAGGAACATTCGCAGGGTCTCGGTCGGCATCCCCAACTGCTCTCCCGCCTGCCGGATGATGCTCTCCACGTTCCAGTTCAGGTTCTTCGTCTGGCGGAGTTTGCCGATGTCGTTCACGGAAAGCGAGGACTGCACGGCCTCCTCGAAGGCCCGCGCCAGATTGGGGTCGCCGATGTTCAGCGCCTCCCGCAAACCCGGTTCAGCCACGTCCATCCCCGAGATCATCCCCTTCTTGATCTGCGGAAAGACTTTCATGTGTGCGGAGGTGGTGGCGCGCAGGCGTTGCCTCGACTCCGTTATTGCCGCTATAGATCGAGCCAGCTTGGGTTTCCTGGCCGCATCCCTGACGGTCTTGAGGAACTTCTGGTTATCTCCCCAGCGTGCGTCATCCAGGATTTTCATGGCAGCCTTTTCGATGTCCGATACCCCTGCTATGGCTTCCTCGCCAGAGATACCGAAGCCTTTCATCAGATTGGAGGGCCGGAAGCCAACTGCCTCATCCCAATATTTCAGTGCCTGATCGGTGGTCATCATGTTGAACAGTCCGCGGGCGATCATGGTCAGTTCGCCGTTGAAGAAGTTGTTGACCGGGTAAAGCCCGTTCAAGCCCAGCAGCAGCAGGCTCTCGACCGACTTCATGGCCTCGGTTGCTTTCCTGAATATGCCTATCTCTTTCACCCCAAACTGCGTCTCCGCCAGTTTTGCCGCCACTTCCAGCATGTCCGAGAGCATCTTGCCGCGCAGCAGTTCTGGCGTCCAGGGAATGATGTTGTTCTTTGTCGAGCGCAGTATCTCGCCCAGCTTCACCAAGTCTTGCTGCTTGACCAGCCCCGCTCCGATGTCGTCCAGCAGCTTCACGCCCGGCTGCGTGCCCACCAGTTTCGTCAGCCTCTGGAACACGGCGTTGGACTCGCCCGCTTGCAGCATCTTGACAATGTTGCCGGGGCTGTCGTCCAGCAAGCGGGCGATGGTGTAAGCCATTTCCCGCTGCGTCTTGAGGGCGTCGTAGGCGGTGAGGGCCTCGGCAAATTTGGTCATCGAGGCTTTGAGAACCGCCTGCACGTGCCTGCCCACGGGGGTGATGAACATATGCCCCAGCCTGTCTCCAAATGCCCCTGCCGCGCCTTTGGCGAAATTCTGCACCCACAGGTACGGCGTCCTGGGGTCTGCAATGTTGCCCTCGGCGGTGATGATGCGCAGCGTGTCCGAGATGTTGTTCACGAAAATGCGCGCTCTCGATTCGGAGGTGAGAGTGAAAAAGCGCAGCACGCCGCCCACGAGGCGGGACCCAAGAGGAATGTTCTTTGTGGCATTGGTGAGCTTGAAGTAGTAATCCGGGGGGTTGAGCGGGTCTCCACCAAACAGCGCCGCCACCTTGCGCTCCATCAGCGAGGCGTCCTTCACCTCGTCGAAGCGGCGCATGATGTCGTCCAGCCTGCCAATCGCTTTGTCCAAGCCCTCGCCGCTCTCCACCGCTTTCTTTAGCCCCAGGGTGATGTCCGAGAGTTCGTCGATCTTGCTGAAGGTGGCTGTCTCCAGGCTATCGGCAATTCTCACCATGTCATCGGCCAGGCGCGATTTCTCGGCCACGTCCTCGGCGGCGAGGAAGAGTTTCTGGGCCCGCTTGATGTCATCCACCGCCTGCGTCACCTGCGGCGCCTTCCTGGCGGCGAGCACGTATTCGGTGAGAGCCTTGCCTTTCTCGACCGGCTTTAGTTTGGGCATAATGAAGTTTATGGGATCGGCGACGATATGGCCCAGGCTGTCGAACATTTGCCCGCGGAAGGCGAGCATGCCGAGGGATTGCTGGTATTCCGTCAATACCTCATCGGGGTCGCGCCCGCTGAATATCTGCTCACGCATGGCGATAAGCTGCGGCAGGCCGCCGATGTCAGGCAGCGGTTCACCGGCAAACACCTTCCGCCAGTGCTCTTTCTGTTCGCCCCAATACGTGTCCCACTCACCCCATATCTCCTGCTGCTCTATACGGACTTGTTCTTTTTCTTCTTCCGAGGCGAAGGGGGAGAACTGCTCGAAGCCGCCAAGCGCCTGACTGACTTTGAGCAATCCCCCAACGTCCTTCGGGGCGATGCTCTCGTAGAACATGCTGGAGGCTCGCCAGGCCGAAAGGAAAAGTGCTCGCTTTTTTGGATCTGTAGCGATGTCAAGCCAGGCCAGCGAGCTTGTGCCCTTCATTTGTGTCCCCCTCAGCGCCTCCAACTGGTCGTCGTTGGCGATGAGGTAGGCCGTCCCTATGGCTTTTTCTGTAACTTCTGCCCCGTAATCCAACCCCTTGAATAGCCAATCACCAACCTTCGTGTCCAGAATGGACTCGATGAATGTTGCGCCCGCCGCTCCTCCCACGACAGCCCCAACCGGGCCTCCCACGGCAAAGCCAAGTACCCCTCCGCCCACCGCGCCGGTCCCACGCAAAATCCAGGGAGCAATACCCGGAAATATCTCAGAGAACGATTGTTCGAGCGGGGTTAGCTTGTCGTAGCCAGGAGGAGGTCGTTTGGGCTGAGAGACGGTCCCGGCAACCGCAGATGAAAGTTTAGCCTTGGAGGCCGCGGAAAGCGTGGGGGTTTCGGACGTTCTGCCAGCTGCGCCCGACAAAGACAGCCGCTGTCCGTAAAGCGTGTCATCGTAAAGGCCCTTTATCTTTCTTTGCTGCTGTTGCTGATAGGAGCTTACCATCTACCTGCCCCCGAAGAGCGCGGAGGCCTCCCACATGATCGCGTTCCCATAGTTGGAGTATCCGGAGCCATGCCCACCTCCACCATAGCCACCTCCACCACCGCCTCCACCATAGCCTCCACCGCCTCCGCCGTAGTAGTTGAAGCCAGACCCGCCGCCGTAGGAGATGCCCGCGGAATAGAGGCTGAGGTCATTGTCCGGCGCGGTTGGATCAAGACGCCACCAGATATTTTTGGCCACTTGAATATAACCGAGCAGTTTCATCGCCTCCTCTACCGTTGCGTACCCGTAGAAATCCCTAAGAACCTTTGTCACCGCCTCCCCGATGGTGACAGGCATCTGGTTGCGATCACCAATTTGCAAAGCATACTCAATAGCCTGGACAACACGGCGGGCGTCCTCTGTGATTTGTCTGGTCAGGTCTCCCTCGACCTGCTTTTGATTAGCAAAGGCGTCGTAGCTCTCCGTGACCTGTCCCACGGATTCGGCGGCGGTCTTGGGCGGCGTCTGAGAAGTGGGCGCTGTTCCCACAGCCGAAACGCCACTAGCAGAGTTGGCGGCAATCTTGGCTCGATAAGCAGCGTAGCCTGGCTCGAAGCCCTGGCCCACGAATGTCTTGTAGGTCTCGATGTAGACCTGGTTGTAAGCCTGGTTTGTCTCTCCCGCTGGCCGCGCGCCCACACCGCTGCGTCCCGAGGGCGAGGTCTGGTAAGCCGCTCCGAGTTTAGGCGGCGGCTGGTATTTGGGTAAATCCTCTGATTTTAGGCCCGTGCTTGTAGTTGTGGCCCCGCCCGACATGGTTTCCCACGGAGGCCTTGCGCCAACCCCATGTCTGCCCGAAGGTGCGGTTTGGTATGCCACTCCAATGCCTAATTGGGCCTGGAGGTTGGCATTCTCCAAACCCGAACCCATCACCCCGGAACTTGGGGCTGCCGCTGCCGCTGCCGCTGCCTCCTCTGCTTCCTTGGCCGCTTGCAACTCCGCGTAGGTGGCCGCGCCAGGCACGGGCTGCGCTCCCGCCGTCCGTGGGCTTACGTAGCCGCTGAAGCTCGAGGGCAGGTAAAGCTGGTCTCCCGGCTGCAAGTTAAAGAACATATTTCCGGCGCTGTCGTAACTGATGAACTGGGCATTGCGGGGGTCATTCAGGATCGCGCCATAGGCGCGTGGGTCCCCATAATAATAGTTTGCAATGTCAGATGGCGTGCTGAGGCCGCCCCCCACCGTGACGGTTTTTGGCACGTCGTAGTAGCCAAGCTGCTTACTTACGAAGTCAACCGATTTCCCCTGCGCGAAAAGTTTCTGCGCCTCGGGTTGCAGCGACTTCGGGAGCGACCTAAGGTAATCTACCTTCTGTCCCATCGACCTGTTCCTGTACCTTTGCCTGTAGTTGTGCGAGAAGCGACTTCAAAGCCGCGGTGATCTCCGGCGCGAAAGGGTCGAGGCCGTGCGGGGCGGGTGTTCCTCGGCCCTCGAAATGGCGTGCGAGGAACTCGGCGTGCGCCTTGCGCGCCTCCAGGCGTGCGGAAATAAGAAAGACCTCATCCTCTCTCACGCTCATAGGATTTCATTGCCGGCGCGGTCGGTTCCGGTACGGCCCTCGAAGGTGTCCAAGCCATCCGAACCCTCGCTGGTTATCCCGCCTTCGGCGCGGTTGAACAGCGGCCCCTCCCTGCCCTCCATCATCGCGCCTCTCATATCCTGCAATTCGTTCTCTGGGTTGGCGGGCGTTCCCTGTTCCACAGGCCCTCGCCCATTTTGCTGTCCCGCGAGCTCGGGTTGCTGCGTCGCCTGCGCCGCCACCTGCTCCATCATCTGGAATATCTGCATCGCCACCGGGTCCCCCGCCGCCAATCTCTGCGCCATGATCGGGAAGCCCCCGGCCTTCATCTGGTTGATAAGCTGCTGGTTGGCGGCGAACGAAGCCACCTCAGCCTCCATCGCCGCGTTCTCGAAGCTGTCGCTTCTGACCTTATTGACAACACTATCCGGGTTCGTCTCGCCGCTCAGTTCGATGGCCCCGCGCCGGTCCACCAGGCCCTCGCGGTAAGCCATGAGCGCCTGGTTCATCTTGCTGGTCTTATCCAGCGCGTCTTCCTCGGCCAGCTTCACGTCGATGTAGAGGGTCTGCACCGGAATGTCTTGGGCCAGGATAACTTCTTCCATGCCGGGCATCCAAAGAGGCGTGCCGGTGAATGCGTGCCATTCCAGCATCACGCGGCAGATGTCAGCGATGGCGTTCTCCGCCAGCCTCACCATCGGCCCGATCCGTTTCACGGCCGATGCCGCCGCCAGATTGATGCTTGCGTAGGCCACGCCGGATTGTGGCTCGTAGCCTCGCAGCACATTGGACATCGAGCTGGCTTCCATGCGCGCCCTCAGTTTCGAGATCAAGTATTCGATGTTCTGGTCAATCGGGGGTACGGGCAGTTCGTTAAGCACAGTACCAGGAGGCATACGTAGAATGTCTTCGTGGGTGAAATACTTGATGAAGACTTTCTCGCCGCCGACGCCCTCGTACCAATACCTCTGCGCTCCCATGCGCTTCGTCGCGTCCCAGAAGTTGAGCGAATCGAGCAGGTTCACGTCCTCCCACATGCCCGTCTCCACAATGGGGTAAAGCATGGGCAGCCGCTGCACTTTGCCGGAGCGCATCGGCGGGCCTCCCCCAATCCTGGATGCATAGGGCAAGAACGGCTCCTTTCTTTTCTGGTTCATCAGCACCAGGCCGGAGTTGACGTTGGCTGCCGAGAACGTAGACGATGGCGTGGCGAGCATCACGTGCGCCTCACGGTCAATGTAATCATAAAGCGTGGCATAGCGCATGCCCGCGTTCAGCTTATTGTTAGCTGGCCTCTTCTGCCAACCCACGCTGTCGGTCAATGGCTTCATCAGCGTTTCCCCGTAGCGCGCAACCAAGTTGTCGATCTTGTCCACTCTCACGGTTACGAGGCGTTCGGCCATATTATCCGAATATCTCGCGTGCACATTAGCCGGATGCAGCACGGGCAGCGAGAAGTTCCCGTAGCGCAGGGTCTCCTGCATGGAGCGGACGTCACGCCCAAAACTCTTCCACGCCTCTATCTGCCAGGGCAGAAAGTTCACCTGGGTGATGATCTCGTCGTACAGGAATACGGATTGCACCAGCGACCGTAAGCCGTTGTTGTTTTGCCGCATCCAGGCCAGTTCGAGCGTAGCCCTCAGCCAGGTCTCGATGTCGTTGATCCGCTCCGGCGTCAGCTTGGCGCTCGAAAGCGGCGAGATAGTTATCATCGGCATGGACTTGGAGTAGATGGCAGCGGCCTGGTTGACGACGTCGTGGCCACTGGAGTCAATCATTTCTCTCACTCCCAGTTTGCGGAAGTCCTCGTCGATCTTCCAATCCATGTAGAAGATTTCGTCCACCTTCTGAACGAGTTTGTCCCTGTCCTTGTCATCGTCGATCATTTCTCGGATGAGGCCGAGATAGTAGTCTTTGGTCTCAGGCATGGTCATTTCCTCGCATAAGCTTGAAGCATAGCATCAGGTTTCACTTTCTGCTCCCCGCCGCCCGCCTCCAAATTCAAGGTCTCGGCCACGGTGTTGATCGAATACTCGTCCACGGGCAGGTAGGGCATTGCCATCCACAACGCGCCAAAGGCCGTGTCGAGGGCGTCGTCATGTCCAAGCGCGGCCAGCGCGTCCCCTTGCCAGCCCACCCATTCGCTTTTGAGGGCGTTCAGATATTCGTTCTCCTCGTCTGTGATCCTGACCATGCCACTCTTGAAGCGTGGAGCCAAAATCTTCTCGAAGCGGTAGCCCTTCGATTTCGCCCACGGCCCTCCCCGGCACGCCCTCGGCACGATGCCGGCTGAAAGCAGGTATTGGTTCTGGGCCAGCGTGTTTTGATATTCCTTCCCCGAGAAAAGCGCCTCCACCCCCACCACCATCATCTTCGGGTATTCCAGTATCTTCGCCACCGCCAGTTCCTGGGCGTCGTCCTGGTCCAGCCTGGCGTAGATGCCGTCCACGAGCAAGAGAAATCGTGACCTCGGCGGCAGCAATCCGATAGCGAGTGAAAAGTAATCCGACTGTTGCTTATCAGGCCGCGAGGTCGAGGTGTAGTCAATAAAGCCAAAGGCGAGCCAGTCCTTCGGTTTGGTCTCGGCCGCGGGGAAGTAGGGTTCGAGCCACACCTTTTTTAGCACCTGCCCCTTCGCCTTTTCTAGGTTGAGTTCGTACATCTGTGCGAAGGCCACGTCATCGTTCATCGTTTCCCTCTGCCTCTCGATGGCGCCCTCGTTCCACTTCTGCGGCCACGCCGGTGTCCCATCCTCTTTCCTCACCGGCGTGCTCATGCTCTTGAATCTCTTGTTGATCTTGGCCCAGGCCACGACGTCAGCAAAGTTGAAGGGCGTTCCGTTTATCAAGAACCAGGTCTCCGGTTCAATCACAGGCACGAGGATCCTCGTTACCACACTTTTCACCCTCAGCAGTTCCCGCTGCGACTCCGAGTTCTTTTCGGTGTGGATGTCGTCGATCATCAGCACGCCTGTCGGGTGCGGCCCCGGCAGGTACTGGCTGTTGTAGCTCGCCACCTTCACCGTGGGCGCGCGCCCTCCCTCCACCATCGTCTTTTGCGTCCACTCCGGGTAAGGCACTCGATTGTCCCAGACGCTGTATCCTGCCTCCACGCTCCAATGCCCCTGTTCGTCCGGCACCACGTGAGGGAAGATGCGCTGCCACGCCTTGTTGTATTTGATCACGTTGGCGATCAGTTCCCCGATCTCTTTCACCTTGTCGTCGCTGGACGAGATTATAAGGTTGATTTTGGCCGGTTCATGGCCCACGCGAAAGCTGACGAACAATGAATTGAACGTGGACTTGATGCTGCCTCGAAAGGCTTCGATGAGCGAGTACATCCCCTCCTCGTGTGCCTCGTAATAAAGGTTCGCCCAATCCCAGCAGTGCTCCGGCCACTCCTCGCCCCACACCAACTCGTAGTACCCCGAATACCCCATCGGGTTATCGTTCAACTGAACGAAGGCGGGCAGCAGTTCCTCCTGCCACGCCTGTATGACCTCTTCCTCCTTCACTTCCCCCAACTCTCCATTCAATACGCGCAACGCGGCCCTCCAGACCTTTGCCTGCGCCTTCTCCTCCCTCGCCTCTAAGAAGCTAAGTATTGCCCCGGCCCGTTTCTTGATCCGCTCTACTTCGTCCCCGACGTTCTTCTCCGCAATACCAGCAGGGATTGGTGGTGCAGTCAAGACAGATGGGGACGCCGCATTGCTCACAGATTTTGAATCGCTCCTCGGGTTTCACTCCTCCACAGCTTAGGCAGCTGAGCAGTTTCGCTTTTGCCTCGGTTCGTGGAACGTCCGCCCAGGTTGCCATTTTTACATAGGCTTGTA